ATTACGGTTGCTGTTATTACAAAGTCTTTACCTAATGTAAAAAAACAAAAGGCAGGCGAACCTGCTAAAAAAGAACGTACAGTAGGTTTAATACAAAAGGCGTGTGAGAAAAAAGGTTTTAAGTGTATTATTATTAATACAAAACACGCTATCATCACAGCAAAAGACGAAGATAAAAATACTTTAACTGTTTATAATTTTGACGGCAAAGATAGTGAACATACCTTTGTAGGTAGAGATACTGTTTGTATTACAAGAGCAGGTTCTATTGAAGACGAAGCAGGGTTATCTTTATTATCTGCGTTTCAAAATTCACAAGCGTTTATGTTAAACACACGAGCAGCAATGTTAACGTGTGATAATAAATTAACATCAGCGTTACTATTTGAAAAGTTTGGTATACCTACACCACGTACTGCGTTTGTATCAAATGAAAAAAATATAGATGACGCAATTAAATTAGTTGGTGGTAAGTTTCCAATTATACTTAAAACACTTACAGGGACACAAGGTATTGGTGTAATTAAAATTGAAAGTTATGAGGGTCTTGTATCAACAATTCAATCATTATGGAAACACGATGCTGAATTATTAATACAAGAATATATGCCAACAGCGTTTGATGTTAGAACGTTTGTAGTAGATAATAAAATATTTGCGTCAACAAAAAGAATACACTCCAGTTATGACTTTAGATCAAATACACATAGAGGCGCTGAGGCAAAACCATATAAATTAAGTGATGAAGAACGAGAAATAGTTTTAAAAGCAAGTAGAGTTTCAAAAGCATATATGGTAGGTGTAGATCATATTATCTATAAAGATAAACCATATGTTTTAGAAATTAATGGTAGCCCAGGTTCAGGTGCAGATTACGAAGGTTATCAATACAATGATTATTATTCTGATCCAGAACCATCAGGTAGAATTGATGGTGAAAAATTAATGTATAATTTAATTGATTGGGTTTCAAAACGAAGTCATTGGGATAGACAAGCCGCAAGTGAGTGTGGTTGGTTAGAAACAGTTGATTTAGATCAGATAGGAAAAGTAAGAGCAAAATTTGATACAGGTAATGGTTCTCTTGCTTGTGCTTTACACGCAGATGAAATATTAGAAAATGGTAAAGTTGTTAAATGGAAGTATGATAATAAAACTTTTAGTAAACCAAAACACGGAACAAGTAAAGTTTATAGAGCAAATGCTGATGGTGAAGAACCGTCAGAAATTAGACCAACTATATTAATGGATATTACATTTAATGGATTTACTTATAAAGATGTAGAAATTGGATTAGATCAAAGACCACGATCAGGTTCAGATATATTAATTAATAGAGAATTGATGCGACAAATGAACATAAGTGTTAACCCAAATAGAACTTTCGTATTAAGTAAAAGATTAAGACCAATAGATAAAAAAGGTAAAGAAGATAAAATTGGTTTTGAAAAATAACATTGACTTTTTAGTCAAGTTATGTTATATTAAACAATAGGAGATATTATGGCAGAAGTGAAAATAATGAGATTATCCACAGGTGAGGATATTATTGGTAAAGTTATAGAGACCAATGTAGAAAAAACAAAACTCAATAAAGTATTTGTAATTATACCACATCAACAAGGACCAGGAAAACCTGTTCAATTGATGATGACTTTATATAGTCCGTATTCTAAAAATGATGATATTGAAATTAAATCTCAAAATATAATTTCAATGGTTGAACCTAAAGATGAGATACTAAAATCATATCAACAAAATACAAGTAGTATTTTAACACCAAGATCAGAATTAATAACAGAAACTAAACTACCAAAATTATAATTGTGATAACTGTAAACTTTATTAGGACAAACAATGAAAAAGTCCAAGTAAAGGTGCCCGAAGGTTGGACAATTATGGAGGCGGCCAAAGAGGCAAACTTGGAAGAGATACCTGCAATCTGTGGTGGGTGTTGTGCTTGTGCGACTTGTCACGTTTATGTCAACAATGCTTGGATTGACAAACTAGGCGAAATAGATTATAATACACCAGAACAAGAATTATTAGAGATTGTACCTAATTACAAAAAAGGCATTAGTAGATTAGGTTGTCAAATTACATTAACAAAAGAACTTGACAATATAACTTTACATTTATTAGATGATGAACTTTTATAAAAACGTAATTGAACATAGAGGTAAACTTTTAGTCCGTGGTATACACGAAGGCAAAGAGTTTAAAGAACGACTTGATTATAGGCCAACACTATATGCAATTACACAACAACAAACAGATTTTAAAACACTACAAGGTCAGTATTTAAAATCAATTAAGTTTGGTAGTATATCAAAAGCGAGAGAGTTTAAAAAGAATTATAATACTGAAAATGCACCTATCTATGGTATGGATAGATATCAGTATCAATATATTTCAGATAATTATCCTGATGATGTACAATTCTCAAAAGAGTTTATTAAAATATTTACTGTTGATATAGAATGTAGTGCTAAAAATGGTTTTCCAGATGTAGAAAATCCTACAGAAGAAATACTAGCAATCACAGTTAAAAATCAATCAAATAAACAAATTATTACTTGGGGCACAGGCGAATTTAAAACAGATCGAACTGATGTAACTTATGTAAGATGTAATTCAGAAAAGAAACTCATTATGGAGTTTATGAAGTTTTGGATTAAAAACTATCCTGATATTATCACTGGTTGGAATACAAAGTTTTTTGATATACCTTATCTATTCAATCGTATTAGAAATCTTGTAGATGAAAAAGTATTAAAAAGATTTTCACCTTGGAATTTAGTTGAAAGAGAATCAATCGTAGTACGAGGTCGGCCACAAACTCATTATAATATTTTTGGTATTGTGATGTTAGATTATTTGGATTTATATCAAAAGTTTATACCACAAAGACAAGAAAGTTACAAATTAGATTATATTGGTAAAGTAGAACTAGGTATACAAAAAGATGAAAACCCTTATGATACTTTTAGAGATTGGTATACAAAAGATTTTCAATCGTTTATTGATTACAATATCAAAGACGTTGAAATCGTTGATGGACTAGAGGATAAACTAAAACTTATTGAACTAGTCTTAACAATGGCCTATGAGGCAAAAGTTAATTATAATGACGTATTCTCACAAGTTAGAATGTGGGATATGTTAATCTATAATTATTTAAGAAAAGAAAATATTGTAATTCCTCCAAAGGAAGACAATGTAAAGGAAGATAAGTATGACGGCGCTTATGTAAAAGACCCGTTAGTTGGTATGCATAATTGGATAGTGTCATTTGACATTAACTCTCTATATCCACATCTCATTATGCAATACAATATCTCACCTGAAAAAATCATTGGCGTAAAACCAAGTGGAGTGTCAGTCGATAAGTTGTTAAATCAAGCGACACCGCTAACACACTTAAAGACAGAAGGCGCTTGTATTACGCCAAATGGTGCAATGTTTAAAACAGATAGTCCAGGGTTTTTACCAAGACTTATGGAAAGTATGTATAACGATAGAGTTAAATTTAAAGATTTAGAATTTTCAGCAAAACAAGAATACCAAAAAACAAAAGATAAAAACTTAGTAAAAGAAATATCTCGTTGTCATAATATTCAATGGGCAAAGAAGATTGCTTTAAACTCAGCTTACGGTGCAATTGGTAATCAATATTTTAGATACTATGATGTAAGACAAGCAACTGCGATTACTTCATCAGGTCAATTTGTAATTCGTTTTATTGAAAAGAACGTAAATGAATATATGAATAATATATTAAAGACACACGACAAAATAGATTATGTTGTTGCGTCAGATACAGATTCCATTTATCTTTGTTTAGATAAGTTAGTAGAACAAGTATGTAAAGATAAATCAAAAGACCACATATTAAGATTTATTAATAAAGTTGTTGACACAAGAATACAACCATTTTTAGATAAGTGTTTTACAGAACTTGCTGATTATACAAATGCCATTGGTAATAAGATGGTAATGAAACGAGAAGTTATTGCTGATAAAGGTATTTGGACTGCGAAAAAAAGATATATGTTAAATGTGTTAGATGAAGAAGGTATTACCTTTGATGAACCTAAATTAAAGATTATGGGTATTGAAGCTGTGAAGTCATCAACACCTGAAGTTTGTCGTGGTAAAATTAGAGATGCAATTAAACTTATTATGACTAAAGATGAAGACACTTTACAAAAATTTGTAAGTGATTTTAAAAGTGAATTTTTTAAAATGAGTGCTGAACAAATTTCTTTTCCAAGGTCTTGTAATAATCTAGCTAAGTATCATCATAGTAATGATGTGTTTATTAAAGGTACACCAATACACGTTAAAGGTGCTTTGATTTATAATCATCAAGTAAAACAATTTAAGTTAACAAACAAATATCCACTTGTCCAAGAGGGAGATAAAATTAAGTTTATTAAGTTAATAGAAGCAAATCCATTTAAGTTTGATGTAATTTCTTACATCACTAAATTACCAAAAGAGTTTAAATTAGAAAATTATATTGATTACGAAGTACAGTTTCAAAAGACATTTTTAGATCCATTGAGTTTTATACTTAATTCTATTGGTTGGTCTTATGAAAAGAAAGCAAGTTTAGAAAGTTTTTTTGAATGATGTTAAGTTTATTATTATTAGTTATTACATTACATTGGGCATTTATGTTTGGTGTACATTTAGCTTTAAACACAAAAATTAAAACATATCAGTTATGTCTTTTTATCATAGTTATAAAACTTTTTTTAATAAGTTATGGATATAAGTAGTATAAACAAACAATACAAAGTAATTTATGCAGATCCTCCGTGGTATTTTAAATCATATTCAGAAAAGGGAGAAGGAAGGAACGCCACTAAACATTATAAGTGCGCTGGCCTTTCTGACATTATTTCTTTACCTGTTGGCAACCTTGCTGAAGGCAATTCCA